GCTTGGCCTCTGCGGCTGCGACGCCTTCGGCGTAACCAATGGCGCGCGCGTTCTCGACCTCGGCGAGAACTTTTTGCTTATAGTCTTCGGTCAGGCCGCCGTTCTCAACGTGCTCGGCGAGCGCGTGAAAGCTTTGGTTATAGGCTTCGAGCAGACGCGCGATAGCGCATAGGGCTGCGAAGGCCTCGCCCCTGCTGTCCGACGCCAGCAAGCGGATCGGCTTGGCAAGCTTGGCGGCGAGCTCGCGCGGCAGCGCCATGGCTCACCCCTGACGCCGACGGTTGGCATTTTGCACCGATTGAGGCACCCATCGCCAATTGCTTGGTTCGTAATTGCCGTCGTTATTACGGCGATCAAGCGACATGCCAGGCGGCGGATCGCCGACGCTGCTGTAGAAACCCGAGAAGGTGAGCCACTCTTCGCAAACGCCGATACCGCGACCGCCGTAATAAGAGTACCAGGGGTGTTGGGGATTAAAGCAGCGTTGCAGTAGGTTGTCCCAACAACGATAAGCGCGACTCCGAGACAGGCCGTGCTTTGTGAAGCGTTTTCTTGCTATCTCCCGTAGAACGCATCCGCAGGTGGTTGAATTGCCTCGGCGTAAAGAGACCCCTCGCACGACGCGTTCTTGGCCGCAGTCACAACAACAACGCCAAAGAACATGTCTGCTACGATCTCGCTCTGGATGGATCGCAAGAACCGTCCAGCAGCCAAATCGCTTTCCGGCGATGTCGACAAGCTTGCCCATGCTTACCTCCAGCACCGTTCTTTGTGCGGGCACATCCGACATCGCCAATCCGTGGGGTCGTCATACGCGCGCGGCAGCAGCTCCCCGGCGCGCGTGGCCTCGATGATATTGACGGCGCGGTCAGACCACAGTTGCGCACGTTCAGCATCGTACGGCACGAAGAAGTGCAACCACTCGCAGGTATCGGCATTCGTGACCGTGAACAGCGCGGGATTGGTGACGTCGAGGTAGGTCTGATAGAGGCAAACCTGGCTGAGATAATGCGGGTATTTCTTTTCGAGTCCGTCGCGCTCGACCTCGCGCCAGCCCTTGGCGTTGAGAGCCTTATGCTCCCATACCAGCGGATAGATCACATAGGCGCCCGGCAGGTCGGGGCCGTGAATGATGATGCCGTCGGCGTGGCCGCGCAGCGCACCACCCGCGGCGCTGAAGGCCAGCGCCTCGGGCGGCGCAAACTTGAACCCGACTGCCGCCAGATGCCGGCGCGCACGCTCCTCGAAATAGTGTCCGCGGTCGAAGATTTCGCGCGTCCTGGCCGCGAGCACGGGCTTGCACCACCAATCGTACTGAATGCGCCGCGCGCATTCGTGCCCGACGATGCTCGCGCCAAGATAAGGGCGCGGTAATTCCGCCGCGGTCGCCGCGGCGCGTTCGATCGCGTCGTTAATGGCGCCGTTGATCGGTTCAAGCGAAAGGCTGGCACGGTTGAGATTAAGCACAGCAGGCTCCGTCGAGAATAGCGCTGCACTCCTCGCAAAGCCCGTTTGACAACTCAGCGGACATTACGGTGTACAGAATTTTCGCCCGCTCGCTGAGCACGTAGACCGGCTGGAGCTCGCCCTTGCTGTCGGGGCGCATCTCGCCGGTGGGCACGAGCAATCCTTCATCGACCATCAGTTCCCACTCGCTACGGATGCTCATGATGGGCCTCCGTGAGCGAGACATGCGCCCGCCCGCGCCAGTCGAAGGGCAACTGCACGCGGCCCGGCTCAATAATCGGAGCGCACCAGCCGAGGCCGCTTTTGAGGAGGGCATTGCGGGCGACATCGCCCGCGCCGATCAGCACGACACCGGTTCCGGGCTCTTTGCCGATCGAGCCGTCGGGCCGATAAAATTTGACTTTGCCGTATGGAAAAAGAAGCAATTGCGCGTTCGGCGCGACGACCTCGCAAAACCAATCGGCCGATGTGCGAGCGGCAACCAGTGCGATGCCGTAGTTGTGCTCAAAGAACCGTTGGAGCCACGGCACCTGTCCGCGCCGGCCACCGAATGGAAAATTTCCCCAGACGAGTGTTCGCCGGTCTTCGTTGATCTGCCACGGTTTCAGCAAGCCGTCGTCTTCGGCAGTGTAGAACTTGCGACATGGCACAAAAGATAGAGCACCAGCAGGAGGATGCGCGACGTCGAGATCGAACATCTCAATTCCGCCCCGCTTAAGTCCTGCGAAAGTTTCGGGCGGGGTGAGCCAGTCCGACGATAAGCCAATACAAAATTCGTGTTCGGCCATAACTCATCTCCTAAAGAACGATCTCGTCGTCAGGATCGCCAGGCGCGATCAATGGTCCGCCGCTCGCGGCGTTCGCTTGGCGCGCGATCGTGCTGGCGCTCGACTGACGCGTGACACCCTTGTCGCTCAAGTCGCGCGCGATGGTCGCCTTGCGAATGAGCTTCATGGCAGCGAGCAGGAACTCGATCATGGTGTCCCGCGGCCAGGCTGTGAGCGGCTGCGACCAGTCGATGGCGCAGGTATCCGCGAGCTCGGGCAGGATCGCCGCGACACAGCCAGCGTCCCATGGCTGCGGATCGAGCGCCGTCATCCTGATGGTGCGCTCGGTGTCGAGATTTTCCGCAGTCGCCTGTTCGGCGCGCGTGCCAATCCAGGCGAACAAAATCGCAGCAAGGATCCATCCCCATTCGATGTCGCTCAATCGCCCGATCGGTGTACCGGACGGGATGGGGCCGTTCCGGACGACCTCACGCGCCCCCGCAATGGCGGCGGCGGTGGAGTCTCGCTGCCGCTGGTCCTCGATCGCGGACAGCGAGACCTCGCCAACGGTGTGGAGCTTCTTCACGACGCCCATCCCGGCCGTGCGATGGGGGGCGCAGCATTGGCGGGCGCCGCGGCTTGAGCTCCGCCTCCACCATCGAACGGCGGCGCCTGCTCGACCGGCTTCCATTCTTTCTTGTCGGGCGTGATGACCGCGGCGATAATATTTTTGTCCGGCCAATTCTCGCCCGGCTTATCCTTATTCGGCCCGCCCCTCTCGATGCCGACCCTCACGACGAAGGTCAGACCGTCGAAGTCCTTGAGGCTCACGGTGCGCGCCGCGCGCGCCGCCGGGCTCAGGTCGTCGGGCCGGATGTTGCGCGCAGATTCGAGAATGGTCCGCAGCGTGCCGAGGCTAATTTTCGCGGCTTCGGCATGTCCGTCGGTGGTGCCCGACATGATCATGTTGCTCCAGAACTTTCGCCGGGCATACTTCCCATCGACAACGACATACTCGACGTCGAGCATCTCGCAGCCGCCGTCCTTTGAACGCTTGCACATCCCATCTTCGCCGACGCCGCCGGCGCGAAGGTGCATTGTGACGGTTGCGATCGTGCCGTGCGGAATGAGGTCGAACTCGCGCGGCGGCGGGGCATCAGAGTAATCGTAGGGCATGGTGCGCCTCCTCTACTGTTGAGCGGGTTGCTCGGATGAAACGATGGTGAACGGTTTGCGCTCGCCGGGACGGGAGAGCTTTTCGATCAGCGCGCCGAGGTTCGGTGGCTCGAGTTGTTCGAGCCGGCCGGAACGGTCTTTGGCGGGATAGCCCCAAGCATTAGGGCTCGTGCAGATGAACGCGCGTATCGGCTTGCGATCGCCGAAATCGACCCATGTCATGGTGATGATTTCGTCGACGATCGCCGGCAACTCGCGGCCAGTCTTGCCGCCCTCAATTTGGGGCTGCCAGGTCGAGACGTTGAACTCGTCGGTGTTCTTCTCCAACACCGCTGCGAGCAGCACGGTTTTCTCGCGCGCGTGTTGCAATTGATTGAGCCACTGCACCGTGCTGCGGGCGTGCGCGCCGTAAATCGCGCGCAAATCCTTGCGCCCGCGATCACTGGTCGCCTCCGGTGCCAACTCTGCCGCTGCAAAGCTGAGCCGGGCGGCCGCAGTCAGGCTGTCAACGAACAGGATGCGATAGGCCGCAAGCTGCGCGAGCTCGGGGTTCTTCATCACCTCAGCATGATGCGATTCCGAATAGGCCGCGGTCGGCGGCAGGGCACGATTGATGCCGCCGAGAATGCACGCGATGTCGCGGCATTCGGACCATGTCCTGGGGCGCACACTGGCGACCGGCAGGTCGGCCACGGCGATATCGCCAGCCTCGATGTCCACAAACAGCGTGGTGGCGAGCATTTCAGCGCTCAGCGTACGCAAGAGGCTGGTCTTGCCAACGCCGCTCGGACCCACGACCAGAATCTTCGGGCCGCCTTTCTCTGCGAGGCGCTCGTCCGCGGTGATGATCCTCATGGCGCGCCCCCTTTGCTCCGCTCCGCGGCCATGGCGATTTCGGCGGCAAGCTTGAGCGGGATGACGACGAGGGGCTCACGGCGATCGGCACGAACGATCAGAAAATCGTGCCCCTCGAGCCAGCGATACAACTCGCGGAATCCGTTGCCCCGGCACTTCACTTCGGCGCGGCGATCGGTCCCGAGCAGCGGGATGGATACATCGCCGCCGAAGCGGCCGTGCGAGGCGCCAGAAAGAGGCACGCGCTCGGCGGCGATGCCGCGCTCCTGCAGGAAGCGAACGACGGCACGCTCGCCTCTGTTGCCCTTGTCTCGCGATGCACGTCCGCCACGGCTCATGGCACTCGGCTCTGGTCTTCAATGGGGCAAATTGACAAACGGGAAATCAGATCAGAAAAAGTGGGCGCCGCCCTCGCGAGCGGCGCCGTGACTTGGCTTAGCGCAAATAGGCCGCACCGTACTTTCCCATCGAGCCAAGGCCATTGTTGGCGTCGAAGATGTTGCCGCGCGACTTTTGAGTATGGCGGGGTTGCTTCCAGCTGCCGCGAAGCACTTCGCCATTGGTGCGGTCGACGAAGCAGTGCAGCGTGCGGTAATCCTTATAGACGCGGGCAATGCGGATGTAGCGCGGGCCAACATCCATCTCGAACCTGACCGTTTCCGGGTCATTACTGGCGAGCTGCTCGATGCCACGGAAGAAAGTGGCAAAAGCAATGTCGAAGTTCAAAGCAGTGTCGAAGTTCTGCCGGCCGTGGACCAAGGCGACGGCGATCAATGCAGACTCAGTGGCAGTGAGCGGCGGCCGCCGATGCCGGGACTTGTGGCCGTTCTTGACGATAGCCTGGGGGGTGAGTAAATGATCGTCGTTAGGCAGCATTGGGATACTCCATTGTTGCTGCATTCGGGACCGGGTTTCGTTTCGGGACTTCAGAACCACTCGGCGACACCCGGTCTCCTCCTCTCCTTCTCGTCACCCGATAGTCTCCTTCCCGATCGCCGGTGACGGTGCGCGGGTCGGTTATCTCCTATGCGCTCATGCTCGCCTTCTCGCGCGCGGCGCGCCAACGCGCAGCACTTTCGAATGTGATGAGAACCTTCGAGCCGAGCCTTAACTCGTCCGGGGCAAGCCCTCTGTTCCGAAGCTCGTGGTAAAAAGATTGGCTGAGGCCGTGAGCTCGGCAAAAACTTGGAATCGAGAAAACGGCAGTCGGCTCGGCGCGGACTTCGCCTGCGCGAGTCAGGCCCCTTGTGCGCTTCCCGGCCTTGCGCTCTGTTACCTTTGCGCGTGCCATTACGAGCCCCATCGAACGTGACGGGCCACAGTGGCACGCTAGAAAGTGCAGTGTAAAAATGGTGGTTTGGATTTATTTTTTGAGCGTCAAACCACCATGTGCCTCTAGCTCGAGCTTAAGCTGCCGGGCGTTCTCGCGCTCCCTGCGCTCGCGCGTGATGGCATCGTCCAAGGTCTCCGGGTCCGGCAAGGCATGATCCGAAATGACCGACCGCATGGTCGCCAACAAATAATCGATCAGCGGCCCACCCGGTTTACCACCCTGGCTTGGTCGGTTGACGCCAAGATGTTGGCCATTGAAATGATCGATCCACACACTGCACAGGCGACTGATCAGCCACTCGCGCTGCGTATCGGCCTTTCGAGCATTGGCGTGGCGGACTGCACGGGCGGCGAGCCACAGCCCCAGCGGCCGTCGCCGCAGCCGTGCAATGCTCCAGAGGTCGTGCTCGGTTTTCCTATTGTCGGGGACAAATGGCTCGGCCCGCCCATCGAGAATGGCCTCAAATTCATCCTCGGGAAGGCCAGGGCACCAACGCTGTCGGTACAGTTTCGCGAATGCGGCAAGACGTTTCAGCAACTGCTCGGACTCGCGAAGAGCAGTAGCCACGCGTTCGCGGTCATAGACGAAGGCCGGATATTCCTCGAACAGGATCCGCGATAACACCGGGCGCGCCTCGGGTTCGGGCGTCAGCCCCGCCCTTTCCGCGGCAGCACAGATGTCGGCCCACACTTGCTCCGGCAGGGTCACGGCTCAGAACCACGACATGACGGCGTGGTCGGAGAAGCCTGACGTGGGCTTGCCGCGCGATGTGGTAGATTTCTGCTGAGCCTTTTTGCCCACGGGGGACCATCCCGTTGGTGAGAAGGTGAGGCCGGCCCCGGCTTTGCCGGTCGGGGTCGGCCACTCAACCTATCTCAGCGGCCAAATATTTCCAGATCACGCTGGCGCTCGCGATCGACGCGACGATGGTGTTGAGCTGACGATAATCGCTCTTGTCAACGCGCTAGTTTGCTGCACTAATGACCGAGACCTGCGGCATGCCTTTGGGGGCACGCCCCGACCCATCAATTGCCATGACGGGCCGGGACGATTTGACCACGCAACCGAGAGGCCGGTCGCATGTCCGAGCGAACCTCTAACACACAATCTGTCTTTCTACACGCGCGCGCGTGCCGCGATCGGTCTCGCGTCGTGTTTCGGTTGTGTGCGTGCCGGCCTCATAGAGGAGTGAACCTATGGTGCCCGGCAAACCATATCCCAAGCTTAGCCTGCCCACGAAGCGCCCCGCCGCCCCAGCGTCGCCGCGGCCGGCGAGCAAGCTACCTGTTCTCCAGGATGCACCGCGCCCGCTGACGCTCTACGACATCACGAAGCAAGAGGTGGAGCGTGCCGGTGAGGGCGTCGCGAAGGCGGCCGTGCTTGACGTCGTGATGGCCCGCATCGTTGGTGACGACGCGCTATTCCGCCGCGTTGCCCTTCCGATGGTGCGCTCTCGATGCAGCAAACACATCAAAAAGATTAAACGGGAGGCGCTCTAATGGCGAAGAGTACCCCCGCACAGCGGTTCGCGCGCATCTTCGAGCTGTTCCTCAATGGCGCTATGCCGGGCGAGCGTGACGCCGCTGAGCGGAAGGTCAACGCTTGGCTTAAGCAACACGGTAAGACTCGCGCCGACATCAAAGCGATTCTTGCGCAAGCCGCGGCCGATGATGCGGCACAAGCACCCCCGCCGCCGCCGTCCGATCCACGCGCGGCGCAACCGCATCCGTACAAAAATCCGCAGTTCACGCCGGCCGGATTAGTGCGCGGTATCACCGGAAAATATCTGACGATGACGCCGCACGTTCACGTCATTTACACGCTCTTCATCGTCGCCACGCACGTCTATCGCCAATTCGATATTGCTGCACGCCTGGCATTTACCAGCGAGCGGCCGGACAGCGGCAAGAGCGAAGCGCTCAAGGTCGCCAAAACCCTGATGCTGAGGCCCAACCCGGAAGCGCTCAGCACCGGGGCAGCGGTCATCGACTTCATCGACGAAGGTCCGGGCACGATTGGGCTCGACGAACTCGATCTCGTCGATGCAGAAGCGCGACAGCGCATACTGATGCTCTGGAACTTGGGGCACGACCGCGCGCTGGCGAAGCGCGCACTGATGGTGAAGGGAAGGCGAAAGCTGGTCGACTTCTATGCGCCAATGATGGCCGCAGGCCTCGGCTCGTTCCTGGCGGATGCACAGTTGACGCGAACGTTCGTTCTTGAAATGCACAGGTACACCGCAGAGACAAAGCCGGAGCGGAAGTTCAAAACTGGCGATACTGCGGACCTCGATGCCGTGTACTCGTACCTTCGGCACTGGGCTCCGAATGTGAAGCTCAATCTTCACCCGGAAATGCCGCCGGGGGTGATCGCCCGTGATGCCGACAACGCATGCAGCTTGCTCGCGGTTGCCGAAGCCTGCGGGCCGGAGTGGAAGCAGCGCGCCCACGAAGCGATCCTGTTCCTGTTGGAGAAGGCGCGGATAGAGCAGCCGCAACTCCGCATAATCCGGCATGGCCTCGCGATCTTCGACGCGCTCGGGATCCGGCAGATCAGGAACGCCCAGCTCAACAAAGAACTCAAGCGCCTCGATTTTCTCGATGCGGATTGGACGCGATACCGCGGTGTCAGCGGCCTCGACCAAGCGCATCCGCTCACAATGAACGAACAGGTCAAGCTACTGGGAATGGTCGGTATCGCGGCGAAGAAGTGCAACCCGCCCAAGGAGAAGCAATTCCGTGGCCTCACGCTCGAGCAGTTCGAAGAGGCTGATCGTGTGCATCGCGCGTCGGGTGCGGCCGCGCCGCGGCTGCGTCTCGTCCCCGCCCCCACGTCCGAATAAGGTGTCCTAGATGTCCTAAACGTCCTGAACCCACTCGCCACAGGCGTGACCGGCCCGTCGCCGTTGGGACACGTGGGACGGATGGGACGGCCTTATCGGACGGGGGCCGCCCGATTTCCCGCCGGAAAACTTGTGCGCCAATTGGCGCAGAAGTTTTCCAGCGCGATCCTCGCTCGTCACCAGAAGGCCCCGGTCCCGCCACAAAGACGGGCGCCTGTGCGATTTCCAGGCCGGAGGCTAGGCCGATGCCCCGACGATATTTGACATCCGTTGCACACGGCCAGAGGAAGGCCCCATTCCATGGGCGCTTCTTGCATCGGTTGCCACGCTGCACGACCGGCAAATCCGCAGGCTTTGCGCCCTTGAGGATACGGCCAGCGTAAATTCCGAGCTGCCGAAACGCATCGACAATGTCGGCTCCGT